CGTATCTACTCTTGGTCTGCTGGGCGTGCTCCATCCTCTCCCCGCAGTTTTAGTTTTCCCCACACAACGCCAACCAGCGCCACGCAAACTTGCGCCACCTTCAGACTCAAGGGTGTATGTTATCAAGCTTGTGTATCCCATTGCCTTGGCTGCACGCCATGCAGCTGAGTAGAGCATTGAACATGCGTTGCGTGTGCCATCTGTACAGCACCGATTGACTTCCAAAGTCCACCCGTCATCCAAAATTCTTGATACAGGTCTACCAACGATAGCCACTCCTCTCACTTGATCACCGCATGAAACAGCTACGCAAAACTTTGCGCCTGGCACAGGCTTGTGGTGACGATGATGCGCCGCTACAAAAGCATTTGCTTCATCCAAGTTTATTGGAGTGATCATCAGCTTCACATCCCCAACCACTTGTACCACCGTGTGCCGTTCTTCACATCGATGAGTATGTACCTTTGTTTCACGTTGTACACGGTTTGCACGGGCACACCTGCCTCTTTGGCGATGTTCTTTGCAGGCAGTCCCATCTCCTGCAGCCCAAGGATCTGCATGATCACAGTGTCCTGCAGCTTGTCCCGCTTATCTGATGGGAGCTTAGGCTTCGGCGGCTTAGGTTTCTTTTCCCACGCCTGCTGTGCTCTGATTGCGGCAAGTAGTTTACTCATCCCACGGCCTCTTCATTTCATTTGATTCTAAGTAATGCCACACCGCCTGCCCTGGCACGGCATGCGTTTTGACTACGTGGCCCTTGTACTTCTGCACATAGCTCACTGCTTTTTGTGCTGCCTTGTTACCACTGTTCATCTTAGCTGCGTTAAGAGCATCCCGCGCCAAGAGTTCTAGTTCTTTTCTGTTGTAGAACTTTGTGCTGCTCATTGCGTTCACCACTACATCAGCAATCAACACTTCATCGTCCTCAGACAACTGCTTTCGCTGCGTGAACTCATTGACTTCCCACATGCCCTTATCAAAGTCGAAGTTGGCTAGGTGTTCTTTGGGTTCTTGTGCGTTGCGAGCCTCGTAGAAGATAGACACATCAGGCTTCTGTCCACTGAGCTTGATGCCAGAGTCAAACCACCCTGCGAACACCGAGCCACCTCGAGCCGACATGAATGACTTGTCATCTGCTCGTTCTTTACCTGTATGGTGAGCAAGGATGACAGCCACGTTGTTGATATCCATCAGCATATCGATCCTATCCATGAGCTTGCGTATCTCTGTGTTGGAGTTCTCTTCACCATCAAAAAAGTTGATGATGGGATCGATCATGACGATGTCTGGTTTGTGGAATGCAATCTCATCAGAGAACGCTTGAATGTCTTGATCTTTCATCAGGTTCTTGCGCAGCCGCCCGCTGATGATCAGGTTGCTGTGACCCAATCGTCTGAGGTCATCGTCTGCTGCGAACCGCTTGTAGTACGTTTCGATACGGCGCTTCAAGAACTCTGCGATGATCTCTGCTTGGAACCACATCACCTTGAGTGGGCGACTGAACGGCACATCCATGAAGTCGGTGCCTGTTGTTGCCCCGGCTGCGAATGCACCCAGCCAGTTTGATTTACCTATCTTGGGCTTGCCAAGCAACAGCACCCTGCTCTTCTCAAAGATGAAGGCATCACCCCAGTATTGGTCGATGCCATCGTAGTTCATGTTCTCCCATTCAGATGCACTGAACGGCTGCAGTCCGAGCGGCCCCTGCTCTGGTTCCTCTGCACCCTCTCGCTTCAGTTCATCCAGCGGATCTTCTTGTGACTGAATCTCTTTGAGATCTTCATTGATGTCTGTCTGCCACTTGGATGTCTGCCATTGCATGACGCCTGCATCGACATCATCGGGGTGCCGCTTGATGTGACCATTCACAATGCTGATGGTGGTGCGCGTGACTTCGATCAAGTCCATGGGCGGGAAGCAGGTCTGGTTCCAATCCTGCGCTTTGATCATGACCTCGCGCATGCCCCAGCCTTCTTTGACCCACTTGCCAACCAAGCGTGCCAGGGTATCGTTACGACTGCCCTCTTGTTTGGGTTCTTCGGTCAGCTTCTCGCGGATGCTCTCGACCTTGCCACCGTTGTTGTACATGTGGACTTTCTGCAGATCGTCTTGCAGAAGGACGGGCAAATCTTCCATGCTGGACATGGGATAGTTCTGATCGAATTCGATGTTGTACCCGTGGCTGGGTGCCACCATGATGTACCCGCCATCACCACGGATGTCGATCTTGTTGAGGCCCACACTGTTGCGGATCAGTTCGTTGCCGAGTGAATAGAAGTAATGCACACCACCACGAGGTGACGTTTGTTTGAGTGGGGTACGGCTGATGTTGCCTTGCTCTACCCACTCGACGGCTTCATCTTTATCAACATCGACCACGGCAAACGTGATGCCAGTGATCGCTGCCCAGTTAGCTGATGGGTATTGAGTGTGCCACCGCTGTATTTCTTCGCGTGACGGTTGAATCTTTTGGTAGTGCTGCCACTTGACTCGTGGTGTCTTAGCCCACTTGGCCTTCAGTGCATCTTCTGTATCGAATGGATGCCGGGTGCTGAAGTATTGCGGCACCGCCTCGGTTGGCGAACCACATGGGATGATGTGCATCCCGTTTTCCCACATGTCGTGCAGGAGCTCCAGCTTGGCTTCAGGTGCGAGTTCAGAGCCGTTAACCCCTGATGGTAGGAAGGATGGCATCATCAAATAATCCGTTTCACTATCCTGTTTTTGTTTTCATCTGTACCAGATCGTACCTTCATACCCAGAGACTTCGCCGCGACCCTGATCGCGTGATACACATATCCTTTTGGATCCTCTCCCTGGGTCAACACAAAGCTGTCCCCAATCTCCATGTCCTTCAAAAGCGTTTGCCATTTACCTGCACCCTTGGTGGGGTGAGGCGGCAGCTCGAGGTTCTTTTCAATTGTTTTCATAGCCGTTGTTTGTATTGGAAAGTCGCATTCTCTATGACCTTGATTCAGGGTGCAACAAAAAAGTGAAAAAAATTGTTGCAAGCTATTGTGACATCCATTAACGTCCATACCCGTAGAGAGAAGAAGTGAGATTGGAATGGAAGAGCAGATTAAGAGTCTGGCTTTGCAGCTGCATGGCGCAAAACAAAAGAAGCAAGAGATTGAGCGACACATCAAGTCGGTTGAGCGCAAACTCTTAGACCAGAAAGAAGTGAGTCAACTTCTACTCCCCCTGAACAATGAGGGCGGCGAAAGAACCCAAGACGGCATAACTGTTGAGATCAAGCGTGAACACGTTTGGGATCAGTTTTTGTTGGATGAGCTTCTGGAGTCAATGCCACGAGAATCGTGGCCCTCGTTTGTAGCCCAAGTTACGAATTACAAGGTAGACATGCGCGGCTTTACTGCGTGGGCCATGGCTCACCCGGATGAAGCTGGGCGTTGGCATGCCTGTCATTCGATCAAGCTTGGGAAAGAGCGGGTCAAGTCAATTGACCCAGATAAACTTAACCAACCAGAAGAGGAGGTGCGACCTTGAGTTTACTAAACCAAGTAACCACCCATCGGGAGATCAATCCTGATGTCGCCATGCCCCCTGTGCGGATGAACATCCAAGGTACAGATGGTATTGGTAAGTCCACGTTTGGAGCGAATGCTCCAGGCTCTATCTTTATCCAAGCGGAAGACGGACTGTCTTTCATCACTGTTCCTAGGTTTGAAAAAGCAAACACTTGGGAAGACCTTTTGGAACAAGTGAAGACGTTGGCGTTGGAAGATCATCCGTACAGGACTGTTGTCTTGGATACGACGGATGCTGCAGCCAAGCTTGGTGAAGCATATGTCTGTGAGAAGAACGGTTGGTCATCAGCGGCAGACCCCAAAGCAGGATACGGTGCGTTTTACGTTGCCGAAGAGAACGCTTGGTTGAACCTGTTGAATGGCCTCAACGTTTGTTTCAAAGATCGTGGCATGAATGTGATTCTGTTGAGTCACGTTGTTAACAAAGACTACAAGCCGCCTGAGTCAGAGGGCTACAATCGGTGGGAGATGCGGTGCAATAGGAAGATCAACTCTCTAATCAAGGATTGGGTTGACTTCAACTTGTTCGCAAACTACGAGACTACCGTGATCAAGGATGGCTCAAAGGCTCGTGGTCAAAGCTATGGCAACCGTGCGTTGCACACCAAGTTTGAGGCTTCGCATGACGCTAAGTCTCGACTAGAGCTTCCATCGAAGCTTGAGTTCACATGGCAAGCTTTTGCAGATGCTTATGGCGCTGCACTGGGTTTGCCAGCAAACAATAACGAAGCCGCGTAGGAGGATCTATGGGTCTACTAGACCAAGGCATTGATGTCAGCAACATTCAAGTTGGTGGCAACGACAACACCCCCTTTCCAGAAGGGGATTACACTTTGGCTGCGGCTCTTTACGAAGAGACAATGTCAAAAGCTGGCAACGAGATGATCAAGATTGAGTTCAACGTTGTCGGCCCCACGCATGCTGGCCGTAAGGTTTGGGACTACTTTGTTCTGAACCAGCAGGTTGGTTTGTCACGATTGAAGTCGTTCGTTGGCGCTACGGGCCAAGACGCCTCTCAGGTTCTTAACACTGACATGCTGAGATCAGCGATGGGTAAGCAGTTCACTGCGTCCATCAAGGTCGAAGCTGGTTCGGGGCAGTACAGTGACAGCAACAAGATCGCTTCTTACAAAAGCGGTGCTGGCGCTGCACAACCTCGTGCTCAGACTGAGCAACCACAACAGGCACAGGCAACCCCTGCGCCGGGCTTGAACACCGCCAATGTAGATTGGAACGGTTGATGGCTAGGGCATGGGATTCATCACCCATCCTGCGCGTTCCCGTCCGCGTGCCCGAAGGCGGGACTAATAGGTCAGGGCCTTGATCAGCCCCCGTAGCACGTTCCCGTCCGTG